AAATAGTTTATATTTGTTATGAATATTAAATAAAATTATCATGAGCAAAAAAGAGAATAAAATTACTGATGACGAGCTAACAACTCTACAAGAACAGGAAAAAAAGAAAGGAGCAATACTTCATGACTTGGGATTATTAAGCACCCAGTCATTTTCGTTACAGGCTATGTTTAGTCAAGTAATGAAAGAGCAAGAAGCCTTAAAAAGCGAATTGGAGGACAAGTATGGCAAAGTCAATGTTAATTTGACAGATGGAACGTATGAATTGACAGAGGATGGTGAGTAGGAGAGACTTACTTGCTTGAAAATGTAATTTATTTTTTTTATTAATTATTTAGATACTTATGAAAGCAACCGAAATACTAAAAAGACTTATGACTGAGATGACTTCAGTCGAAGTTAAATTTGAGCGCATGGCTCTTGAGAATGGTACAATCTTCGAAGCTGAAAAGTTTGAAGGTGGTAACGAAATCTTTATTGTAACTGATGAAGCTCGTATAGCTGTACCAGTTGGAGATTATGCTTTAGAAGATGGCAGAGTTATTGTCGTTTCTGAAGAAGGGATCATTGAGAGAATTGATGAAAAGCGTGAAGAAGAAGTTGAAGTCAAAGTTCCTGTTGAGGAAGTTGAGGTTGAGGCTTCTAATGAGGAAGCTCCTAAAAAGGTTATTGAGTCTCAAACTACTGAAAAGCATTTTTCCGAAAAAGATGAGGAAGATAAAATGGCAGTAGTAGAAGATTGGGAAGGCATGGAAAAGCGTATTCAAAATTTAGAAGATGCTGTTGCTAACTTAAAAAGAGATAAGGTTGAGGCTTCTTCTGAGATAGAGGAATTAAAAGCCAAAAACCAAGAGTTGTCTGCTGAGTCAGCAACTAAGCCAATTAAACATAACCCTGAAAATGCTCAGAAAAATGAAGTGCGTGATACTCATAGAGGCCCACTTACATCATTTGAAAGAGTTCTTAATAATTTAAACAAATAATTTAACAAAATGGCCACAACGACCACTATTACAACGAGTTACGTAGGCGATTTCGCTTCTAAATATATAAGCGCAAGTCTTCTTTCTAGCCAAACTCTTTCAAAAAACTTGATTGAGATTCTTCCAAATGTCAATTTTAAGACTACTTTACAAACTGTTAATTTAGATGACATTGTTAAAGATGCAACTTGCGACTTTACTCCTACATCTACTTTAACTCTTACAGATAGAGTTCTTGAGGTTGAGCCTTTTCAGGTTAATATGCAGCTTTGCAAAAAAGACTTCTATGCAACTTGGATGGGTGGTCAAATGGGTTCTTCTGCTTATGATGGATTACCTGCTAGTTTTGCTGATTACTTGATTGCTTACGCAGGAGGAAAGACTGCACAACGTATTGAGCAGAATATTTGGAATGGTAACGCTGCTACAAGCGGACAGTTTGCAGGTCTTGTTCCTTTAATGACTGCTGATGGAACAGTAAATGATGTTGCTGCTGTAGGTGGTGGTGTTAATGCTGCTAATGTAATTACAGAGATGGGTAAAGTAGTTGATGCTACTCCTGCTGCTTTATATGGTAAAGAAGATTTGATTCTATATGTTTCACAAAATGTTGCTAAGGCTTATGTAAGAGCTTTAGGCGGATTTGCTGCAACTGGATCAAACGGATATCTTGCACAAGGAACAATGTGGTCAGGTAGCGATCAATCTTTGTCTTTTGATGGCATTCGTGTTGAGATGGTAAATGGTTTACCTGCAAATCACATGGTAATGGCTGAAAAAAGCAATCTTTTCTTTGGAACAGGTTTACAGTCAGACCAAAATGAGGTTCGTGTTCTTGACATGGCTGACCTTGATGGATCAGATAACATTAGAGTAATTCTAAGGTTCTTCGCTGGTGTGAACTTTGGAATNGGGGCAGATACAGTTTTGTATTCGTAATTTGCTGATATTCAGTANTTTACTCTGTTAAAAAGAAATAATAACATAAAAGGGGGGATGTGGGTTTTTCCCTATCCCCTTTTTTTATTGAAATAATTAAAAAAAAACAACAAACAGATGGCGTGTAATTTATCAGCAGGCAGAGCTTTACCATGTAAAGATGTAGTAGGTGGAATAAAGACTGTCTATTTCGCAAGAAATTTTGGAGTTTTTGGAGCTTTTACAATAACAGACAATGTCATAACAGCTTTTGCAAATTCAAGTGTTCCCATTTTTAAGTATGACCTTAAAGGAGAAAACTCATTTGAACAGACTATAAATGTTTCTCGGGCTACTGGGACTACCTTTTATGAGCAAACTCTTACTCTTACTTTGACTCAGTTAACAAAAGAAGATAACGAGCAATTAAAATTATTGGCTTACGGAAGACCACAGGTAACAATTGTAGACTACAATGGGAATGCCTTTATGATGGGCCTAAAATATGGCGCAGATGTAAGTGCAGGAACTATAGGAACGGGGACAGCTATGGGCGATCTTAGTGGTTATACTATGACCTTAGTGGCTCAAGAAAATTTAGCGGCTAATTTTATAAATCAAACAGGTTCGAATCCTACAGCTAACAATCCTTTTGCCAATATGACTTCAGGAACTGTTTCAATTAATCCTTAAATAAAATATAAAAAATGGCGTGTTTAGTATCAGCAGGAAGGGCCTTACCATGTAAGGATGTAGTAGGAGGCATAACAGCAGTCTACTTTGTAAATTTTGACTCTTTAGGAGCAATAACTGTAAGCGCAACAACAGACGAAGTTACAGATGTAGCATTGTCTCCTAGTGTTTACAAATATGATTTAAAAGGTGATTCAAGTTTTGAGCAAACAGTAAACTCATCAAGAGCTACTGGAACTACTTTTTATGAGCAGACTCTTACTTTAACTTTAACAAAGTTGAGTGCTGTAGACAATAAGCAACTAAAATTGTTAGCTTATGGCAGACCTCAAGTAGTAGTTGTTGATTACAACGGAAATGCTTTTATGATGGGATTAGAAAATGGAGCTGATGCTTCTGCTGGAACAATCTCAACAGGAACTGCAATGGGAGATTTAAGCGGTTATACTATGACTTTAGTAGCAAATGAAAAATTGCCAGCTAATTTTATGAGTGGAGCAACTGACGCTGATCCTTTTGCTGGAATGAGTACAGGAAACCCAACAATTGTTGTTGGTACAAACTCATAATATTTAAAACTTATTGTGTTGGTTTTAGATTAGAGGCTTTATGCCTCTTTTCTTTTGCAATAAACTTTAGGTTTTTAGTTACTTAATTACGATGCACATATTACAAGTGTCAACAGGCAATCAAAATATTATTATTATACCTCGTTCTTTTCCGAATGCGGTAACTGTTCAATTGATTGATGAGTCTACAAATACAACAGCAACTCCAACAGTTTCTGTAGCTTCTGCAAATGGTTTTATGACTATGACAGGAGTCTTTACAGTTGTTGATGCGAGATTTTACGGATTAAAGGTTTTTAATGGTAATGACTTAATCTATCGTGATAGAGTTTTTGTAACTTCACAAACGAATTTTCCTAAGTATACTGTTAACGAAGGTGTGTACAAGCAGGAGACTTCAAACACTAACGAATTTATAATAGTACCATGAGTGATATTCGAATAATTAACTTAGCAGGATATTCTGCTCCAGTAATTAAAGAACAAAGAGGAGAAGACTGGATAGCTTATGGCGAGGACAATATGTACTTCGACCACTTAATTTCAGCTTACAATGGTTCTGCCACAAATAATGCCATCATAAACGGAATGGCGGAATTAATTTATGGTAAAGGTATTGATGCTTCTGATAGCAACAGAAGACCTGAACAATACGCTCAAATGAAATCTTTATTTCAGCCAAAAACGATGAGAAGAGTTTGCGCTGATTTTAANATGCTCGGTCAAGCTGCATTTCANGTTATTTATTCAAAAGATCGTTCTAGGATTACAGAAGTTCATCACATTCCGATTGAAACTTTGAGAGCTGAAAGATGTAATGAGGAAGGAGATGTTGAAGCATACTATTACGCTAAAGACTGGAAAGAAGTAGGAAGAAAAAAAGAAACTCCAATGAGAATCCCTGCATTTGGATTTTCTAAGGATGGTATTGAAATTTTATACATAAAGCCATACAGAGCAGGTTACACATATTACTCACCGCCTGATTATAGCGGCGCACTTCCTTTTGCATTAGTAGAGGAGGAGATAGCAAACTATTACATTAATGTAGTTCAGAACAATTTTACTCCATCGACCTTAATAAATTTCAACAATGGGGTGCCTGANGAAAATGCTAGATATGAGATAGAGCAAAGGATAAANACCAAATTTGAAGGTACAAATAATGCTGGTAGAACGATTTTGGCTTTCAACGATTCTAAGGAAATGGCCGCTACGATTGAAAAGGTGGAGTTGTCTGATGCAGCAGAACAATATCAATTTTTGTCAGATGAAGCATCTAAAAAGTTAATGGTAGGTCATAGGGTTACATCTCCTATGCTTTTAGGTATAAAAGATTCTACAGGACTAGGTAACAACGCAGAAGAGTTAAAAACTGCAAGTGAGCTTTTTGAGAATACTGTCATTGCTCCAATGCAAGAGACAATACTTGATGCTTGTGATGAGATACTTGCTTACAATGAGATCGCTTTAAACCTTTATTTCATCACCTTACAGCCATTATCTTTTAAAGAGAACGTAGTTATTGACCAAGAAACAAGAGAACAAGAGACAGGTGTTAAATTAAGCTCTGTGGATTTGAAAAAACCTTGTGAAGCTGGTTATGAGCAGTATGGTATGAAAACCAAGAATGGCAAAAAAGTTCCTAATTGCATTCCTATCAACAACAGCGAAGAGGTCAAGCTAAAAGAGATTGATGGTCAAAAGGTTTACAACACAAAAGAAGAAGCTGAAGCTGCTGCATCTGCTAAAGGATGTGAAGGTTCTCACGAGCATGAGCAGGATGGTGTTATTTTCTATATGCCTTGCTATAGTCACGATGATATTAAATCATTAGATGATGATGAGTATGAAAAAATTTATGAGTCTTTAAATGAGTTTGGTGAGGATATAGATTTAAACGAGTGGGAGCTTGTTGAAGAATCTCCTGTTGACTATGAACAAGAAGCTGCGATTGACAAGATGTACAATTTTGCATCTACTGGCACAGCACGACCAAATGCTAAGAGTGTTCAAGATGGAGTAACTCCTGATGGAAGACCATACAAAGTAAGGTATCAATATACTGGAGGGCTTCAAGAAAACTCAAGAGAATTTTGTCGGTTGATGGTTGGAGCTAAAAAGATATATCGCAAAGAAGACATTGTTGCTATGGGTTCTCAAGAAGTTAACAAAGGATGGGGGCCTAAAGGTGATTCTGCAACCTATTCCATATGGTTTTACAAAGGAGGGGGTTCATGTCATCATTTTTGGATGCGACAAGTTTATATGGGTAAAGAGGGAGCGAAGAACGTAGATGCCAAAAGCCCAAAAGCAGAAGTAGGAGTAAATAAGGCAAAAAGAGAAGGAGCTAAAATAGTTACTAATAATCCTAAAGTAGCAAAAATGCCACTAGATATGCCTAATGAAGGATTTTTAAACCCAAGATAAAATTATGGCCACAGCATTATTCATATCAAGAGAAGATTTAGTTCGTAACACGCTGATTTCAGGGAGCTTAGATGTTGATCGTTTTATACAGTTTATAAACATCGCTCAAGTCATTCACGTTCAGAATTTTACAGGAACAAAGTTGTATGATGCAATCAGTAATATGATTATCAATAACACACTTACTGTGGCTGACAACCCTAATTATTTAAAATTAGTAAATGACTATCTACAGCCCATGCTCATTCAGTATGCAATGGTTGAGTATCTTCCATTTGCAGCTTACACAGTAGGCAATGGAGGTGTTTATAAGCATACTTCAGAAACCTCTGTAAGTGTTGACAAGTTAGAGGTTGATTTTCTTATTGAAAAGTCTCGTAAGCTCGCAGATTATTACACAGACAGATTTACGGACTACATGATTTACAATCAAAATCTATTTCCTGAATACACAACTAATACTCAAAGCGATGTTTACCCTGACTACACAGTACAAAACACAGGTTGGAACTTGTAAAACCACTTACAAGCCTAAACTTGAAAATCAGAATAAATTAAAAACCTTTTTAAATAAAAATAAAAAATGAGTTTTATAGAAATATTTAAAGACAATAATGACTGGAATGAGAAAACAATTGTTGGAGCTTGTAGTTTTGTCGTTTTAGTATTATTTGCAGGTCTTGATCTTATTACAGGTCTTTATGGTAAAGAATTAATTGTAAGTGATACAATTTTGCAATCTTTTATGATTTTAACTTTAGGATCATTTGGAATTGCAAGTGCTGAAACCATTTTTCCTATTAACAAAAAATCATGCGACTGTAAAAAATGAAAAACAGATCACCGATAGACAGATTAGATTCGTTTGGAGAAGATACAGTTCTTGGACTTTCAATAAAAAGTTTGATAGCGGTAGGGATGACAATAGCGGTAGCAGTTTCAGGTTACGGAATGCTCAAACGAGACATCGAAATCGCTAAAGAGCTTCCGATTGCACCTGTATCATTAAAGGCTTATGAACTCCAGCAGGAGTTGATTGAGCAATCTATTATCACTACACAGCAAGATATTGAATCCATAAACTCTAGTTTACAAAAGATTGATGAAAGGCTTTACAATTTATCTAGGAAATAATGCTTTCTAAGAACTTTTCTCTTGATGAGATGACTCGTAGTAGCACAGCCAAGTCTAAACGCATAGACAACACACCTAACGAGGCTCAAATCGAATTTATGGTTGAGCTATGTCAAAGTGTATTGCAACCAATTCGTGATAAGTTTGGGCCAGTAAAAATTAATTCAGGATTTAGAAGTGCAAAATTAAATACTGCCATTGGTGGAAGTACATCTTCTCAGCATTGTTGTCTAAATGGCGCAGCAGCAGATATTTATTTCAAGCTAGGTAGAGCTGAAGTTTTTAATTGGATAAAAGAAAATTTAAGATTTGACCAGTTAATTTGGGAATTTGGTGACGAAAATGAGTCACTTGATGGTAATGGCCCTGCATGGATTCATGTATCGTACAATTATGGTAAAAATAGAAATCAAATTTTAAAAGCAATTAAACAAAATGGCAAAACAAAATACCTCAACTTTTGAAGATTTTATCAATGAATTGGAAGAAAAAACTCAACCTAAAGTCTGCAACATTGACAATCCTAACGATTGTGATTCTTGCGGTAGTTAATGGATGCGGTATTGCTCAACACACCCAACAGAATGTAATTGTAAAGGACACAGTCATTGTAACAAAGGAGAGAGTTCTTCACGACACTCTAACCTTACAAAAGGACACAATAATTTACCAAGACAGGGTAAAAGTAGAAATCAAATGGCTAAAAGGTGAAAAGGTTTTTATCAATGCACAATGTCCAACAGATACTGTAAGAGTTGAAAAAATAAAGATTGTAAACCAAAAAATAAAGAAAGAAAGATTGGGATGGCAATTTTTCGCAGGGTGGGGAATTACA